ATAGACACATTAGTTCCAGTCATATCAGCATAATATTTGGCAGATGTAATATTCATATTATTCATAATTATAGCTCCGCATCAAATGCAAACCTTGCACTGCCGACAAGAGATAATATTCTTCCCCCATGACCAGCAGTGCCACTTACGCCACCTATAACGTCAATCGACGTTCCTTTTGTACTAGCATTAGCTATATTACTACCTACCAAGCTCACATCGTCATAAGTTCCGTTTCTCCATATTCTATAATAATCAGTGCCGGTTGTAAAAGAACCAGTTGGATTTGCTCTCATTGTGACTGGAAAATCAACACTCGTTATAAAAAGAGTAGAATTATAATAACCGCCAGTTCCCATATTTTGCCCTGCACCATCAACCCATTGATAAAAATACCTCTGACACTTAGAAAGAGTTGTTCCTTTATCTTCGTGCTGAAAATCTGAAGCTTGTGAGCCAACTTCTAATTGGACTCCTGTCATCAACCATTCGTTATCTGTGCTATCAGCAAGGTTTACTGCTAATCCTCCTGCTCTTATTGTATTGTCAGCCGATGTCCATGCTGTAGGAGTAGAGCCAGAAGTATAGTCTGTCCCTCCTGCCAACCACCATTCAATTAAAAGTGACGAATTGTTATCATTTGTAAAGCCTTGACTTGTGTCAGCGTCAAAACTAATTGTTTTTAGTTCCCATGTATTAGCGGAATCAATTGTGTATGTTCTACCATTCATTCTTGCATTATCTGTGTTATACAAACCTATGTGATAAGTTCCTGTTTTATTTGACTTAACATAAAAGGACAATACTAAAGGTTTTGCTTCAGACGTACCAAAAGCCAAACTTTGCAAATTTTGACCCTCTATGCGTGTTTGATAAATGAAATACGCACCACTAGCCAAACTTCCATTAGCAGTAGTGCAGTCTAACTTGACTGAATTTTGAAAACCTTTATTAGTTGGTGCGGTTGTGCTTTGAGCAATGCTCCATGTTCCTACTCCACTCAAGTCAGATTTAAATCTGTCACAAGCATAATAGCCACCAGATGTTATTCCTGTGCTATCTCCTCTTTGGCTTACAGTCATTGCACCATTAATTATGATATTAGACGAACCTTGCCCTACATTATCTGTTCCTCTGCTTTGTATTTTAGTTAAAGGCATCTTTATTCTCCGATAGAGCTTTCTGCATCTCTCTGTTTTCTAGTCTTATAATCTGACCTAGCGGTGATAAGCTTTACAAAGTCGGCTTGGTTGCTTGGTATTGGGTCTTTGAAAGATTCATCATTCATAAGCTTTGTAGTCCATTCCTGTTGCATCCTTTTCCAACAGTTGTTTATTTTGCCTGTCATTGCGTCTTGCACCCATTGATTTATATCAACCAAATCATTGTTTAACATAGCTTGTTGGTTGTCATCGACCTCTATTTTTAATGTAAGTTTTGCCATTTTTATTCCCTTTTTTTAACACGCTAGATAGCCAGAAAAACTACTACCTGACGAAATGTCAAGTTGTTGATTTCCCCCTTGCTGTCTTATTCTCACAAATGCTGTGTCACCTGCATCCATATCAGCTAACGTACTTACGCTCATAACAAGATATGTGTTGTCTTGATCAAAAGACTCAGGGTCAGTTGTTGCATAATATGAACGATTGCTTGTCACTAATGTTACTTCAACATAAGATGCGTTAGTTGGCATTTCATTTGTATAACATTGAACATTTATTTGGTATTTTCCTGTAACTGGTGCGGTAAATGTGTTAGATGCAAAATTATTTCCTTGATCAAAAACCTCATTATCAAAAGTTATTGTAACATTGGTAGTGGTGGCTATATTTTCTTGATTAGAAGTTGGTCTTACTAAAAACGCAGGTTGATTTGGCATAGTTAATTGTGAAGGTGCTTCTAACTGCCCTATAGCCGTTGTGCCAGACCCACTAATAGAATTTATCTTTAGTACGTTCCCTGCGGTTAGATTGCCTGTAGGAAGCGTTAGCGTGTATGACTGACCTGCGGAATGTGCAGGTGACCGCAACTTTACCCCATGTGAGTTTTGTGAACAATTTAACTGTAATGTTCCGTCTGTCGTGCCATCGCCTTTTATAGACAACCCTGCATTTGATGAAGTCGAAACAAAGTTTGTCTTTGCGTTTGTTACTGTGCTATCACTTGGCGTTCCTATGTCTAGAGTGTTTCCTAAGACAAGAATGAAATCTATTGAGTCACTTGATGATAAAGTACCGCTTGAGGGTAAGAATGTGATTGTAGAACCAGAAACTGAAAAGGCGGTAAGGGGTTCTTGTATAACACCATTCAAAGAAACCAACATGTGCAAGGCTGATTCTGGAACAAATGCCACCCCACCATTTAAAAGGTTATAGGTGTTTGTGCTTGATGTTGTTATTGCATCTAGCTTGATATAGTTCCCTACTTGGGGTGATTTGCCTATATATGCCATGTTTTAACTTTCTGGTTTATCTGGAAACTTGAAATCTTTATCACTCATACTTTGAAAAGTTTTTGTGATATCTCTAAGCTCCTGTCTGTACGTTTTCATTTTATCCGACATAGTAACATCACCTAATGCTGTCCAATCTGTTTCTTGTAATAACTTGTTTCTTTCTTCTCTAAGTAATCGTAAAGGTTCGGCATTTATTAGCTTTGTTTTTTCATCGCTTACTTGTTTCCATGTTACTCCAAAATCTTTAGGGTCTGAGCTTTCTATTGCTAAACCATCTTTTGACCCTATTACTTTACGAAAACTATTATTAAATTCTGATTCTGTAGTTGCTTCCTTACCTCTATAAACCCACTCTTTAATCCCTAAACTATCTAATGCTAGTGCTATTGTTGTCATGCCTTAATTTCCATTACAGTTAAAGACCCTGACGCATCAGGATGAATTAGAGCAACCGAATTATTTCCTAACTGCGCTCTAATATATGGCTCAAACATAAGAGTAGATGTAGAAGTCGCTGTATAAGAAGCACCAAAAGCAAATGGTGAATACCTTGCGTGTTGATAATTTGAATATCCAATATGATACGATGACGAATTTGGCATGGCTGATGCTGATGCACTTCCTATCTTCATATACATATACCCATCAATTATATCGTTCGCACCAGAATTACTCATTGACGATACAAAATCTACAAGTATTAAACTATTTGAGAACTTGGGGGTAATGCTACATTGTAGTCCACTTGCAGTAAGACTTGTACTAGTAGTTGTATATTCGGCCTGTGCGTGTTCCTCGTATGTCCTTTGAACTTGTATCACATGACCACTAGGTGTTGTAAGACCTGCTGAAGCGTTGAGCGTACCTGCTATTGTTGGGTTATTTTCAATTTTTGACCCTGTAACAGCATCATCTGCAATCTTTGCTGTTGTTATCTGACCATCTTGTATATCAGCACTTGATAATAAGGCTGACGCAGGTTGTACTCCTATGAATGGCATTGTTTCCCCTTATGTTATCTCTAATATGCTAAGTGTAGCGTCTATCTTTGCTTGAACACTACAATTTATTTTCAAAACATCAGTTGCCTGTAAACATACCTTTCCACCAGTAAGAACCTCTAATGTTGAGCCATTAGGTATGCTAACCCCTTTTACAACTGAAACATTTGAGTTTGTTTCTGTGTCGCTTGTGTCGGACTCTATTTCTACATCTACTGTCACGGCTGTAGTATGAATGTTACAAAGCAATAACCCTATGATAACTGTGGTTGTTGAATTTGGTACTGTGTAAAGGGTTTCAGCCGAACCAGAACTAGGCATTGCTCCGTTTGTTTTTACCTTAAATGTGTTCGCCATGTTTTACTCCCTATCCTAGAGCAATCGCTAAAGGTAAAGCATTTGGGTCAGTTTCTGATATAGTACCAGTTGTTGACATTGTGCTTGTGATTGCGTTGCTTGTTATATTTATTGAAAACAACTCAATGTTATCTGAACCATCGTTAATCTTTACTTTTAGAAAGCCACTTGTTCCATTATCGACCCATATTGTGCCTGTAGCAACCGAACTAGGTGCTGAACTTCCTATGTGTGAAGTATTCAAAGCCGTCAAAATATTATTCAATTCAGTCCGAAAAGAACTAAAACCTTGATTTGCTAAACTTACATCTGAAACCTGTGCCATGATTT